AGTTTGCGTAACGTCAACGTGAGTCGTTTTCAACTTATTAATTTTGTTTTGTATTCTTGCTGAACGCTCTTCTGCTTCGTTGATTTTAATTTGAAGATTATTATTGTCATCCTCTAACTTCTCGATGATTGGCTTTATTTTCTTGCCTTCTGAAATAATGTGATTGATAGATGTTTGTATTGTTTCTAATTCTTTCGATTTTTTTACATTGAATTTCTGTAAAGCTTTTTCTCTTGCCTCATTCACTTGTTCAGTTGGTAACTGTTGACCACAACAACTACATACATTGTCATCAAGATGTTCAAATTTTTGATTTTTAGATTTTTCTAAATCACTTTTTAGTCCTTTGTGATTTTCCAATAATTGATTACGTCTATTTTCTTCATGTGTGATTTGTTGTTTGTTTTGCTTTAATCTCGTTTTAAGGTTTGCTACCGTTCCATTTTCAACGTGTAATTCATTTGTTAAAGCATGGATTTTGTTCTCATTACTTGCGCTGTTATTGTCTTCTATGCGTTTCAATTCTGATTGTTTATCAGCTAATTGATTACGCAAATTAATTTCTTCCTTACCGTTTTGAATATCTATACGCTCATTTTCAAGTTGCTCAATTTCTTGTTTGATAATTGCGTATCTATCGTTATCGAATTCTGGTACATCCTGCTTATTTTGTTGTGTTTGGTTAATACGTATCGGAATATCTTTGATATCTTTGTTAATCTGTTTTATCTTGTCCGTAAGAATCTTTTTCTTTGTTTCAATTTCATGATCTCCAAGAATATTATTTAATTCTTTAAAATCATCATTTGTTTTAATGACATCCTCATCATTGATTGGTTTAGCAATTTCAAACAACAAACTTCTTCGCTTCTTCCAATCTAGTAAGTTAAATGCTTGAGGGTTCGTAATTAACTTGAATACATCTTCATCAATCAGTTCATCAATACGAGCTTTATAATCCTTTACTTTTATTGATTCATCATTGATATATTGTTTCTTCGTTCGACTTCGTGAGTATTCCTTGCGATTCGTTTTTTGATTTATTGTGTATTTAGGATGTGACTCTTTTTTAAAAGTCGTAATTTTTCCGTCGATTTCAAATTCTGCGAAAACAGTCGGAATTAACTCATAATTTTCTGCGTTTTTTTCGTTTAAAGGTACAGGGTTAAATGATTTGGTTGATCCGTCCAAACCTTTATCGAAAAGCAGCCATTGTAATGCGGTTGCTGTTGTAGTCTTACCAGTCGCATTATTGCCGTATATTTTTGCATCTTTACCGTCAAAGTTAAATGTTACTTCTTTGATTCCAGCAAAGTTCGATATAGTTAACTTATTTATTTTCATATCTTTCCTCATGCTCCTTTTTTAATCTTCCGATGACCTCTTAGCACCTCGATAATTAAATTTTTTATTCGTTCATGGCTGTCTGGATTGATTTCATGTATCTGCACAAGCTTATTGTTTGTTTTGTAACTGTCGTGATAGTGCAAGAAATTAATCGATAAGTATCCGTGATGATTACGTTCAATTTCCAATAATGCTCGTTGGTTTGACAAAGTATATTCGTCGAATAACGTCTTAAAAATATTCAATATATTTCTTTCTGTATCTCTCATGCTTATACCTACCATTTCATGACTAAGTTAATTAGTCTGTCATAATCATCTGCGTTTTCTTCAATCCATTCGTAAATAGATTGATTTAATATGTCTAATGCTGTGTATAGATCGTTCTCATTAGTTATGTTTATGCCGTCGATAAACTTATCTTCTAAATCTAAGATATTCACCAGAATGCTGTGGTCCTTCTTCTTAACTGCTAATTTAAAATCAAATCCGTCTACATTAATTACCTTCTGACATACATCGCCTATTTCGTAATACATCTTGACTTCCTCCGTTTTTCGTTTTATATTGAACGTGAATTAATTTTGCTAATCGTTTGTCTCTGTTACTTGTTGGCGCAAGTAGCAGTTTTTTTATCTTATTATCAGAGATGCTTCATAAATTGTGCCTTTTGGTTCGCCCGGCACTACTATTTGGCCGACCATTAAATATTGATGCACTCTTCTTCTGGATGATTTCTTAAGTTTTAAATTGTGTAATACTATGTCTCCAGTATGTCTATCTAAATATTCAACAAGATAATTTCTGTTCTGAGCCGACATGTAAATATGCGGGTTGTTGTACTTCTTTCTATATTCAGTGATCGTTTTAACTTCATCATCACTTAAAACAGCTTGTTCTGCCTTTCTTTCCCATTCCACACTAGGTTTAACGTATTCTTCAAACCAAGTCATTTAATCATCCACCCCATAAAAGTATTCTTTATAAAATATGAATGTCCCTATACTTGCGAATCCTGCAATTGACCACGCTGTAGTGAAGTATAGAAACGGCATGAGTACAATTGCTAAGACTGTGAAGCATAATACTGCTAATAGATAGCTTTTATATGTGTCACTCATTTTCTTTTTTCTCCTCTTTGGTTGTTTCATCGTTTATCAAACCTTGCATTTCCATTAATTTTTGAGGTATACCAGCTTTTAACTGGATTTCGTATAACATTTGTTGAATGTGTGGTGGCACTTCTACCATTCCTTTCGTGTATAATTTAGTTATCTCCTAGTGAAAGGAGGTGATAAGTATGGAATTTAATGATTTTCAAAATTTCTTTGGTGAACTTAGTAATCAAGCCGAAAAAGAATTCGGTGGTGACAGTGACTTTTTTAGAGATAGAATAAATAAGTTGAAAGAAGATGCTCCTGAAAACGTATCTTACGAAATTATTTATTCAATAGCTTTATACGAAAGCTTAAAAGCTCAACAAGATATGAAAATTTTGAATACAGTTAAATATCTTTTAAATCGTGACTAGCAATATCCAACAATGATTTGCTCTGAGCATTATTAATTTTTGGATAATCAAAATTTCTAAGTTTAAATCTTGTGTTTTTCTCAATCTTCCAAACCTTCCAAGTCGCAACTGCCATTGTGATGAGGAAGGTTGTTTTGTATAGTGTGTTCATTTGTTTATGCTCCTTTCGTGTATAATGTTGTTTAAGAGGTGCATTGCTCGGGTTATAGTACTTTAAATTCAACACCGTCTATTTGAACGAACAGATTATCTAAATCAGGGATTTGTTTTTTATATAAACCAAATCTTGATTTAATATCTTTTAATAAATAGAGATTCAAATCTCCAATTGATAATAGTTGTCTATTACCTGCTTCGTCATAGTAGTAATAAATGACTTTTTTGTTTTGATCTTCCATTTGCTGCGCCCTCCTGTTAAGCAGTTACGTTAGCTTCATAACCGAATTCAGTCATGATTTCATGTATTTTCAATCTACCTTTTTGTGTCCATCTAGTTTGTAAAACTGTGTCTTCTCTACCGTCAGAGCGTACAATTGGTATAGTGTCTGATTCTGTGTAACTCTTGCCCATGTGTTCTGAGTAAAGCACCCACTGTTTATTCACTTTTCGTTGTAATCTAGCTTCGTGTAGTAGTTTGTTTAACTTTTGTGCTGATATACCGTAGTCTGCCGCGATTTGAGTTGTAGCTAATGTTCCAGTTGACTTTAAGATTTCATCTACATAGTCTGCTTTGGGTTTTAGCTCTCCAATTTCTTGTTGTAAAAGTAAGTTTTGCTCTTTTTCTTTCTTATACTCAGTCAACACTGTAATGATGTAGTCTGGATCTTTTAATGTTTGTTCAATTACATTGTCTGTTGCGTATATACCGTGTTTGCGAATAGCTGGTAGGACATCTGATGTTACCCATCGTTTGAATTTCCGAGCGGTTTCTCTGATTTTTTCGTTTTTGCTTTGTTTAGAAGCATCGAAGATTAGACTGTATAATCCTGATTCGTTGATAATGATCATATTTCTGTTTTGACCTGATGCACTAAATTGGTGCGTCAGCTTGTCCTCGCTATCAACATGATTTCTAATGGCATTGTCTGATCTTGCATATCCTAAAATCTCAGCAATATCTTTTCCTACAAAATAAGGTTCGTTTTCAATTTCTACTGTTCTTACTGGTAGCTCTTTAAAATTAAATGTTTGTAATGCTTGCATTTGAGTATCCTCCTTTTTCCTCAACACCCACATTCAGCAGACGGTTATCGCAATGACTATCGAATGTATTTAAACGCGGCTCATATCATCGCCAGCTCTCGCTCACATCTGCTCAATGTGGATGTTGATAAGCGTGGTTATATTAAGAAGTGAATGTTACTGATTCACTTTCCGCCACTCTGTTAAATCAGTAACTTTGTTATCGCTTTCAACACCGTTAAGCTTGTCTAACGCTTTCACTACTTTTTGGAACTCTTTGATAGCACTTCGTAGCTTTTTAGTAATTTCATCTTCTACCATTTCCAAACCAGCAAATGCGTCTTCGTTATTCATGCTTAGATGTTTGTTTGCGTTTCGTGTACTTTGTGGGTAAAAAAATATCTCCAATATTTTCGTCAAAAAAATCAGCGATAATAAACATCTCATCATTCTTAAATTGATGCTTTCCTAATTCTTTTAAACGATAACCTTCAGTTGATATATTCAAGAGGTTTGCTAAATCTTCTTGAGTACACTTTCTTTCTTTTCTCAACTTTATTAAATTCCATTGCATGTTGTCACCTCCCGCTTACAAAACCTACTATACACGATACGTGTACTTGAGTCAACATAAAAGTTTGCTTTTCGTGTATTTTTTTGTTGAATACCAAAAATAATTGGGTTATACTATAGGTAAATTTAAGGAGGTAAGAAAATGGATAAAAAAGAATTAGCGAAATTTATAGGCAATAAAATCAGATACTATAGAACCAAATTGAACTTAACTCAAGATCAACTTGGAGAAAAACTCAACACTAAAAAAGCTACTATTTCAAATTATGAGACAGGGTACAGAACTCCTAAACAAGATGATTTGTTTGAAATTGCTCATATTTTAAATATCAGTATCGATGATTTGTTTCCTACAAGAAATAATAAAAAAAACGACATCACTTCCATATACAACAAACTCACACCTCCCCGCCAAGAAAACGTACTTAACTACGCAAATGAGCAATTAGATGAACAGAATAAAGTCACTTCTATAGATGAATATAAAGAGTCTAAACTAGTATCGTATATTGCATGTGGTGCAACTGGTGCTGGCATAGGAGAAGAATTATATGATGACATATTGCATGAAGAAGTATTTTTTAAAGAAGACGAAACGCCATCAAATGCTGATTTTTGTATTTTAGTTAATGGTGATTCAATGGAACCTATGTTAAAACAAGGAACATACGCTTTTATTAAGAAAGAAGATTCTATTAAAGATGGTACAATTGCACTCGTTGTATTAGATGGAGTAAGTCTTATCAAGCGTGTAGATATATGCGAAGACTATATTAATTTGGTATCTCTAAATCCGAAGTATGATGATATCAAAGTCGCTTCGTTTAGTAATATTAAAGTAATGGGCAAAGTTGTATTGTGATTAATAACGCCTATGTGGCGCGAGGAGGATGAGGGATGGAAGAGAACGCACCTTTAGAAACAGCAGTTAATAATTTTAAAAAGATTCAAAATAGCGAGATTTACAAATTTAAATATATGAATTCATGGTGTCTTGAATATTCAGAGTTTTTATTGGATGAAGTTAGATTGTTAAAAGAAAACAAAAGTTACACCAGATATAAAAAAGGCACTATAATTTATGTAAAGTTAGGTGTTAATGTTGGCAGAGAGTTTTCTGGAAACCATTTTTGTATGGTACTTAATAATCACGATTCAAATAAAAATCCAATATTAACGGTAGTTCCACTTACATCTTCCAGAAGTAAATTCAATGTGCATATCGAAGAAGATTTGTTACCTTTAGTATTGGAAAAAATGGACGTAACGGGTAAGGATTTAGCTAAAAAAATCATGAACAATCTTGAAAAGGTGTCAAAAGCAGAAAACCCATACGATCAAAAATTACTTGATGAAAACAAATCGCTGAATGACGACTTCAAAAAATATTCGAAGGTTCGCAAAAGATATGAGCGATTCAAGTATAAAAAGACCTATGCTAACGTTTTAAATATCACTACAATCAGCAAGGATAGAATATCGAAAATTAATAGGTATGACCCTGCCGGAGAAATATCATATTCAAAAGAAACAGTAGATAAAATTGAAAATAGTATAAAAATTAGATTTCTTAGTTAAATCGCTTGAACTACACTCTCTTTGATGGTATATTACATATATACAAAACAAGCCGCTGAAATATTTGCGGCAAGCTTCAAATTAGACAAGTCGCTGAAATATTTGCGACATGAGAGGGTGCATCTGCGCTCTCTCTTTTTTTATACAATTTTCACGGGTAGCCCGCCTACCCTTATTATTTTTTGCCAATTTTGAGGAGGGAGCACATGAAAGTAGCAATTTATACTAGAGTGAGTACACTTGAACAAAAAGAAAAAGGACACTCTATCGAAGAACAAGAAAGAAAATTAAGAGCTTACAGCGACATAAACGACTGGAAAATTCATAAAGTATATACTGACGCTGGATACTCCGGAGCTAAAAAAGACAGACCCGCTTTACAAGAAATGTTGAATGAAATAGATAATTTTGATTTGGTTTTAGTCTATAAACTAGATCGATTAACTCGAAGTGTTAAAGACTTACTAGAGATACTAGAATTGTTTGAGAATAAAAACGTGTTGTTTAGGAGCGCAACAGAAGTATATGACACAACTTCTGCTATGGGACGTTTGTTCGTAACATTAGTAGGTGCTATGGCAGAGTGGGAGCGTACTACAATTCAAGAGCGTACTGCAATGGGTCGACGCGCATCAGCTAGAAAAGGGTTAGCTAAAACTGTCCCTCCTTTCTATTACGACAGAGTAAACGATAAATTTGTGCCTAATGAATATAAAAAAGTATTACGATTTGCAGTAGAAGAAGCGAAAAAAGGTACTAGTTTAAGAGAAATAACTATAAAATTGAACAACTCTAAATACAAAGCACCCTTAGGTAAAAACTGGCACAGATCAGTTATAGGCAATGCTCTAACGAGTCCGGTAGCTAGAGGTCATCTTGTTTTCGGTGACATATTCGTCGAAAACACCCACGAAGCTATTATAAGTGAAGAAGAATACGAAGAAATAAAATTAAGGATAAGTGAAAAAACTAACTCTACAATCGTAAAACATAACGCTATTTTCAGAAGTAAACTATTATGTCCAAACTGTAACCAGAAATTGACTTTAAACACAGTCAAGCATACGCCTAAAAATAAAGAAGTTTGGTATTCTAAACTATACTTTTGTTCTAACTGCAAAAATACTAAAAATAAAAATGCATGTAACATCGACGAAGGCGAGGTTTTAAAACAATTTTACAATTATCTAAAACAATTTGATTTAACATCATATAAAATCGAAAACCAACCTAAAGAAATAGAAGATGTCGGCATCGATATTGAAAAGTTGCGAAAAGAACGCGCTAGATGTCAAACACTTTTTATAGAAGGTATGATGGATAAGGATGAAGCTTTTCCAATAATAAGTCGTATTGACAAAGAAATACATGAGTATGAAAAGCGCAAGGATAATGATAAGGGTAAGACTTTTAACTATGAGAAGATTAAAAATTTCAAGTATTCATTGCTAAACGGCTGGGAATTAATGGAAGATGAGTTAAAAACTGAATTCATAAAGATGGCAATCAAAAACATTCATTTTGAATATGTAAAAGGAATTAAAGGGAAGCGCCAGAACTCATTGAAGATTACGGGTATAGAGTTTTATTAA